CCTATCTATTTCGGCTTTTAGCAAGTTCTTTTCCTTAGTGTTTAGCATAGGGTCGCTACCCTGTTGCACGGCTTCATCTATCTGCTTTAGCAAATCGGGCTTTGTAGGTTCGATATGACAAACGAAGTCGATAAACTGCTGCAAGGTTATATCCCTAAGCCCTTCGGGAGCTGTGAATTTATTGCCGTTGCTGTCTTTAAAGTGCATCATTATTTCTTCCGGTTGTTTGTTTTCTTTTCGCTTGTCGCTAAGACGTTTTTAGGCAACGTGTCTTTGATGGTCACGCGTTTGGTGTTCACCTTGTGTTCCTCCTTTGCTAGGTGTGCCAAAGGGTTCTCTTTATTGCCTACTGTGAAGCGTGAGGTCTTGCCTGTTTTCTCTACGGCTTGGATTAGCTTCTTCATCTGTAAGGCGATTGCAGGGCCTACGCCACCACTTATACCTTCAAGGATTGCAACGGCTTGTGTTAGTGTTTGCTTTTCTTCTGTTGTCATAAGTCATTTAATTTTTTAAATTCGTTTATAGTCTTGCAAGTGTTATTATATAGCTGATAAAGGTACTTAACAGAATTGTATTTCGCAGATATTACCCACTTTTCGCCTTTATCTTCCGTTCCCTTGAACTTAGCTTCTAATTCATCAAGAAGCTGTGTAATTGATTCATCTAAAGCCAATGGCAGTTTGTTCTTTTCCATGGGTTAAAGATAGTGCTTTTTAATCAGTAAATCAAGGCAGTGCTTCGCCTTTAAAAGGTCTTCTTTGCCGTTCTTCAGCTTGTGCCTGCTTACGTACTTAACCACGCTAAATTCAAGCGCGCTTAGTTCGTTTTCTTCGGCATACTCGAAAGGGCTTATTTTTAGTTTGTCATAGTGCGTGCCTCCTACCTGTTTGCTATCATCCATAAGCTAGAATTTTTTTACCTTTGTTATTACCTAGTGTGCTAGTTGCCCAATATCGTACCGCATCCCATCCATGATTAAACGCGTCGATAGGCTTGTTATCCTTTTCACCGTCTCTATTCACTTTCCACTTATATGCAGCGGCTTCTTTTATTAGGTTGTTCGACTGTCTGTGTATGTTAAGCGTTCCGTACTGCCTTAGTAATCCAATGCCGTACAGGATAGAATCAGCGCCTTTGTCCGCGCCTGTGATATTCCAACCGTATAATCGTAGTTCCTTAATGCTTTTAGGGTCTGCACTATCGGCAAAGATAGCGTCTCGCTTAGTAAGTCCTGCATCCTTTAGCAGCTTGTTAATATCGCTATTAGTAAGTCCCTTTTGGTAGATAATTTCTTGCAGGTAGATAACACCATCCGACAAACCGCACTTAATAAGCGTTGTAGGGTCGTTAGTAAATCCAAAGTCCATGCCATAGCCGACCTTATCCAAGTGTTCGGGCATTTCGCTTACTACCTTAGTGTCGAATACTAAGCCCTCAATCTTACCTGTCTGCCCCAAGCCGTACACGCGCCACAATTGTGGGTCTATGTCTTTAAGGCGTAATATACCTTGTTCGATGCTAGGGTCTATAAAGGGATTATGCTCAAAGTTGGATAAAAAAAACACCGTTTGTTCCTGTCCTACTACCTTTTCATGCACCCAAAACTCGCTGTTAGGGTTGTAGTCGATAAAGGTGCGCTTTGAGGTTCTAAGGTCAAGTTCTGAAAAGATAGGGTAAGGTATGCCGTTTGCCTCATTCATAAATAGCACTTCACGCTTACCGTTCTTAGCATCTTGGAAGTCATCGTAAGATGTGAACTCTATTAGGCTGCCATTCTTAAAGCTGTATATCTTTTCGCTGCGGTTGTAAGATAGAATCTCGCTCGTTATCGCTGCACTACTATTCACTATGCTGCCTGCATCCCTTATCGCACCCTTTTTAAGGTTCGGCATATCTTGCCCAACTACGGTAATAGTCCACCCTGCATTCTCTATGGCAAGGGTAAATAAGACCTGCATAATGCTGTAAGTCTTACCGCTGCTTGTGCCGCCCTGATTCACAACTGTGACCTTCTTTGTAGGGTCTATCTGTGCGAATTGTTCAGGGTGCTTATTCCATAGATATAGGATGCTAGTTTGCATTTATTCGGGTTCTATTGGGTAGATGTTCTTCCCCTGTACGACTTCTATTTTAAATTCTATCTTTTCACCGTTCCCACCTGTGACTTCCGTCTTGTTAGTCGCTTTGCCGTGCGCCCTGTCTAGCATCTTCTCTATCATCTCAAAGCCTTTGTTGGCTAGTATGGCACGGCTAACCACGCGCAGGAGCATCGACTGTTCGTTATCCTTGCCTATCTCTACTATCTTGTCCTTGTCCAACCCGATTAAGAGTTGGTAGGCTTGTTTGATGTGGTCGGCTGTGACTTCCTCATAACCTTCTTCTTTAAGGGATGCGATAACAGTAGATACTAGCTTCTTTGGGCGTCCTTTGCCAAAGGTGTTGCCCTTCTTGAATTGGTGCTCTATTATATCTTTCTTTGCCATGATTGTGCGTTATTTGTGCGTTATTTGTGGCTGCGGCAGCATTAGTAAATCGGGCTTAAAAATATCCTTAGCATCCGTTGACGGCTCAAACGTTGAAAACTCGGGCCTCTGTGGGGCCCTGTTTATAACGCCCATCGATATATCGGTTAGGGCCTCGCCAATAAGCTTAACCCCCAACGGCAGGAGCTCCCCGCGCCACATTTCGGACGCGGCTTTTTTCGGGCACCCCTGAAAGTACTTTGGCTTTATCCAAATATACTCCTGCCTTTCTATGTCGCCCCTATCCACGCCCGCATTAAGCCAAAATACCGTGCCGCCTGTTATGAAGTCGCCGAACCTAATCGCCCACTCAATCGAGCTTCTCCCCCTATGCCTGGGTAATAGGCTTGGGTGGTAGCCTATCCAACCCAACGCGGGCTTATACCTTGTCAGCTTGCCTATGTAATCAAACGAGTGCGCCGTTATTCCTAAGTCCACGCCGCTTGGCATCGTGTCGTAATTCAAAAGGCCCGCGCCCACTATGCGGATGCCGTGCAGCTTTGCAAGCCTACCAATATACTTATCGTCTAAGGGGCAGCATACGCCAACCACATCGAGCCCCATTTTTAGGCATAGCCTTAGCACCTCCGCGCCGAAGAACTTCTGCCCCGATATAAATACCCTTAGCGGGCGCCCACCGTTGAAAAAATCGCTATCCATAAAATAATTCTTTATTTTTGCCCTATATACTTAAACCCCTGAACGCTTCTAAAGTGGCCCCCATAGCCAACGCCAATTTTATTACCTGACCCGCCCATTGATTTTACGGATTTTACCTTATTCGCGCCATAAAGTTGCTGCGATTTTAAAACCCACTTTTTGGAGCCCTTTAGGTAGCCGACAAGCTGCGGGTGGCTAGTATGAAAAAGGGTCGGTAATTTATGCCCGCACCTGCCGTTTCCGTTCTTATGGTATTCGCACACCCACTCCAAAAACTTAGTACCAACGCCCGCGCCCTGCCACTCGGGCATAACAACAAGCCTCGTTGCCCTGTAAGCGTTCGCCGTAAAAAATGGACATACGGCCATGTGGCATACAAGCTCATTACCAACCGTTCCGACAAAGTACTCGGCCGCGGGTGGCATGGGTAGGTCTAAATAATAATGCGGCTTAAAGTGTCCCCAATAACTGCTGTTGACCTTCCTAATTTCCAGCTCGAACTTTGGTCTTTGCTCGAGCTGCTGTCTTTTTTTAATTCACCCGTTCCGGTATCAAACACCCAATCGGGTTGTAGCCATTCTATAATATCATAGTGGCACGCTAATAGTATTATTTTTTTGCCCTTATTTCTGCGCCACCCCTTGGAAAACGCCATCGCGCCTATTTTCGCAATTTGCCTATCCACCACCGATGTGAACTCGTCTATAATTATCTCGTCGGTTGCCTCCACCATTACTCGCGCCAACCCCGCCCTAAATTGCTGCCCATTACTTAAAGCATGAAACGGCCTTAGCCAGCTCGGCACATCGCCAAGCCCAACGTTTGCGAGTGCGCCTGTTACCGCGTCAAAGCTGCCGCCCGGTGCTATTGCGTCCACTATCGGCATATCCGACGGCCAGCCCCCGTACAAGTCCATAATTTTTCCGCCGCCGAAAAGCTGCTTGCCAATTGATGTTTTACCACTGCCGCTTGGCCCGACTATTAGCCCTATTTGCCAATCGTCGCCGTCAACGTCTATATTAGCGTCAAGGTTAAACTCGCTGCCGCGCTCGGCGTTAAAAAGGGACTTCACCCTCATGGCTCTATAGCTTTCAAAGTCGTCCGTTTTATTCCTTACGTTTATTATCATGTTACAACTATTTTACATTTGAAGCCGAGCTTCGTTAAATCATTAAAAACACTTTCCTGCGTCCCCTCGCTTTCACACATTACAATAACTCCGTATTGGCTTTTATAGTTTGAGCCCTCGTCATCGAAGTCGCCCTCCCCGTCGTAGCCCTCCCCGTCCGCCTCTACGTTTAGGCTTGGGATTTCCAATCCCCATTCCACAAGCTCCACAATATCCCAATCATTCGCAAGCATATCGAAATCATCGCTACCAAATGCCACATTATCCTTTATGACAATAGAACGCAGCTTGTCCGGTGTTAGTTCGGGCAGCACCTTACACGGCACTTCCTTTATCCCTAATTCCTTACAAGCCCTTAGCCGCATATTACCACCTAGTACAATGTATTTCCCCTCATAGGCATACACTAGCAGTTCACGCGCGCCGAGCATTTCAGGGTCGTCTTGGATGCTTCTTATTAGCTTTGTGTACCGTTCGTCTTTGATAAAACGCGGGTTCTTCGGTACGCCTTCTAACTGC